AGAAAATGAAACTTGATGGAAAAACAAGATTAATTTCCTTTGGGTGTTCGTTTACTTCCGGAGCAGAATTGATAGACCATGAATTACTTGGGGTCAGTTTTGATGAGTGTAATAAAATGAAACATCAGTGGATTGCTGATAGAAAACCAATGCATAAATTTGTAGACTATGTTTCACAGGTAGGTAAGATGACACCTGAAGAATATGTTAATGTTTCTTCTAAAAGAAGTTATGCTTCTAAATTGTCAGATAAACTTGGGTTGGAACACGTCAATTATGCTGTTCCTGGTTCTGCAGTAGATCATATGGTTTTAGATTTATTTCGGGAGCACTATACTGGAAAGTTGAATCCGAAAACAGACCTGATCTTTTTGGGGGTGACAACACCACATAGATACTTGTGTTTTTCACCAGAAAAAATGGGCATCCCTGTTTCTAGAGTTATGAGTGAGCGTGATTTTATATCGAGCGATTCGCATTATAATGACTATAAAACTATGCAAACTTATCTGTTTGCGCTGCAAAATTTTAAGAACTTTTGCATAGTAAATAACTATCATTTTTATATGCAACCAATTTTACCAAAAGAACTTCTTTTTTACAATTACCCAAAATCAAAGCGTGGTAATATTTTTCCAGACATGCATGTTAACTGGCAATATTTACTGACATTCAATAAATTATTCCAAGAGTTACTAGATTTTAGTATTGATGCAAACTTATCTTTGTTTGATAGGTCTAACGAATGCGGGGTGGTGTGCGGGTTTAAACACCCACCTGAAAAAGCCCATGTGTTTTTTGCGGAGGCATTATATGATAAAATTATTAATACAAAAAATTAAAACTTTTTTTTTAAAAAGATCGCACATTCGCCGAATGAAGAAAATAAGAAAGTTAGATCCCTTTATTTATGATTGAATGGGGAATCTCTGCTAACGCACATGATGCTGCTCTGACTGTTGTCGGTGGCAGAGAAATCTTGTTCGCGTCCAGTTCAGAACGGTACAGCGGAATAAAAAATGATAAACATATCAATCAAGAAATAATCGACACTGCATTGAAGTTTGGTAAACCAGAGATAATTCACTGGTATGAGAAACCTAAACTTCGAGCAATGCGCAGACTACTTACTGGACAAGGATTTACTCGTTTCAGTGTTCAGCAGTATCTAAAAGACTTTGGGGTAGATGTTCCTGTCCAGTCTAGCAATCACCATGAATCGCATACTGCTGCAGGATTCTACACTTCAACATTCAAATCGGCAACTGCTCTAGTAATTGATGCTATTGGTGAATTTGATACTGCATCTATTTGGACTTGTCACGACAATAACCTGAAGAAAAAGTGGTCTATGGATTATCCCAAGTCGTTGGGATTATTCTATTCAGCAATGACAGATCGCGCTGGATTGAAACCAAACGAAGACGAATACATTCTAATGGGTATGGCAGCATATGGTGTCAAACAACGCTACTACGAAGAGATTCTTGGATTGTGGGAAAAAGAAAATCTACATCGCGGTTGTAAGTGGTGGAGACTAGACGATGATCCACATCCATACGACATCGCTGCTGCTACTCAACAGATATATGAAGAAGAATTTGAAAAACTACTTCTTCGTGCCAAAAAGATAGACCCAACGCAAAATAATCTAGTGTTATCAGGGGGTTGCGCACTTAACTGCTCTGCGAATCATATCGCACTAAAGTATTTCAAGAACGTCTGGATTATGCCAAATCCTGGAGACGCAGGAAGTAGTCTGGGTGCTATCGCAGCAAACAATCGTAAGAAGTTAAACTGGACTGGACCATATCTCGGTGAAAATATCGAGGGTGAATATCCTGTAGAAAATCTATTGACTTATCTTAAAAAAGACGGTATAGTGGGTGTTGCAAATGGACGAGCAGAGTTTGGTCCACGTGCGTTAGGCAATCGTAGTTTGTTAGCAGATCCAACGAGACATGATATCAAGGATAAAGTCAATGAGATTAAGCGAAGACAAAAGTTTCGACCATTTTCCCCCGTCATTATGGCAGAATATGCAGCAGACTATTTTGACATGCCATGTTCGGCATCCCCTTATATGCAATTTACTTCAAGATGTAAATATCCTGATCAATTTCCTGCTATTGTCCACGCTGATGGCACAAGTCGTGTCCAGACCGTAACTAAAGAGCAGCATCCTGGATTGTATCGACTATTAGAACGATGGTTAGAAGAAACAGGTTGTCCAATGTTACTTAATACAAGTTTGAACATCAAAGGGTTTCCAATGGTAAATAATCGCAAGGACGCTGATATGTTCTATGGATTATACCGAGTAAAGGTCTTTTAATAATAAATAATGTTATGGGCGAAGTAGTATCATTTCCAGATAGATTTCTATCATATAGAAGATATCGTATATGTTTATATACGGATCTTGAGATAGAACTTGTTGTCACTGCATTGAATACTTATCCAGATAGCGATAAGAGGTATACTGCAGATATGTTAACTGCATTAGATCCAATTTTTGTTAGAAAAGCACTTGACTTTTCGGTAGGAAACACTATAATTAGTGATGTTGCTAAGATTGCGATAAAAGAAATAATTAACAACATGGAAGAGATTCCTTTTGACGAGTAATACACTATGAATATTTTTTACCTTGACAATAACGTCAAAACTTGTGCCGAATATCACAACGACAAACATGTCGTCAAGATGATTCTAGAGTATGCACAACTACTTTCAACTGCCCATCGTGTCCTTGATGGTAATGAATACATTGATGCCTCTTCGGGGCGACGCATAAAACGTTGGCGTCTTGGCAATGAGAGTATGGAGAATATGCTTTACAAGGCATCGCACATTAACCATCCCAGTGCTATTTGGGTTCGGCAGTCTAATAATAATTACAATTGGTTGATGTGTTTGTTTCAAGATCTTTTACAGGAATATACGCATCGCTATGGTAAGATCCATGCGACTGATCGCCTAGTATACTGGTTGCGCCAACCTCCTGCCAATATTCCTGTTGGTTATTTCACACAACCAACTCCTGCTATGCCTGATGAATACAAAGTTCCTGACTCTATTCAGTCGTATCGGAACTATTATATCGGTGCAAAAAAAACTATGGCAAAATGGAAAAATCGCCCGATTCCGGAGTGGTGGAGCGTCGCAAGTTAATAAATACTTGTATGGAACAAACAAGAACTCCCATCCCGATTTTAGATTCCGATGTCCTCGGAAATTAGAGGCGACTCCACCTTATTGTGGCGTCGCCTTTTTCGTATCAACCCTAGAAAAATAAGGACTGCGAAATGGCGCGAAGAAAACAAAATAACCTACAACTCGTCACCCCACCACCTGCCACATTTATTCAGGAGAGAAGTTCAAAATGCAAAGTTACACAAAATGATCTTAAAACAATCAATCCTCTAACTGAAAATCAAAGAAAGTTTTTTGAATTATTTGACAAGCAAGCATCCGCAGTCCTACTACATGGTGTCGCTGGCACTGGTAAAACCTTTATCGCATTATATAAAGCACTTGAAGAAGTATTAGAAGATAACAATAAATTTGAGAGAGTGATCATTGTTCGTTCCGCTGTTCCTTCGCGTGAAATTGGTCATCTTCCAGGAGATGAGAAAGAAAAGACAGAAGTTTACACGTTACCATATGTTGAAATTTGTGAAGATCTGTTTAATCATATTCAACCCTTTGTTCGTCTACAAGAACAAAAAGTTATTCACTTTTTAATCACATCATTCGTTCGTGGTATCACTCTAGACAATTCAATTGTAATCGTCGATGAATGTCAGAATATGACAGACATGGAACTCAATTCTGTTATGACTCGTATTGGCAAGAACTCAAAAGTTATTTTCTGCGGAGACTTCCGTCAAACTGACCTATATAAGAAGAACGATATGTCTGGATTGCAAAAATTCCTTGCGATTACTGACATTATGCCATCGTTCAATACCATCGAATTTAATGTAGACGATATTGTTAGATCTAAACTGGTGAAAGAATATATAGTTGCACGGTTAGAATATGAGAGTCGTCACGCAGCATAGAAAGGACAAAATATGTCACAATTTTTAGAAGATTTCCACGCATCGCTTGGGGATGCATTTACTGGTCTACCAACCCAACCAAAACAACTAGCACTAGATCGTCC